AAGCTAGTGTGTTATTGCCAGTGAACATATTCACTGTTAGATGTCTGGACTTGAATTATTAAAGTGCTTGTTGCCCGATTTTATTCGTACAGATCAAGCGTAACCGTAAGCTTTCATTTATTAAGCTAAGTACATCTTACCATAGACAGTATGTAAGTGTCAATGGTTATTCTTGTAATTGTACTGTGATATTCATCACACTACTAATCTACCTCTGTTAAATCTGCATGGATCATGCTATACTTATAGTAATATGGTAATATCAATCTATGAAAAAACCACTAACAACACAGGTTATAACTGATAAAAAGATCAGGGCGCAGAAATTCGCCAAGCTACTTACGCAGGGGAGCAAGATCAAACAAGCTTACAAGGATACACACGATACATCTAACTACACAAGCGAACAAGCTGTACAAGTTGAAGCGGGGAAGTACCTAAGAAAACCATTAGTACAAAATGAACTAGCTATTTATACAGATCTAAGTGAAACAGTACTAGTAAGTACAATGGCTGATTATGGTTTATCAGAACGACCTAGAGAACGAGAAATCGCTGTAGATGTAGCTAAGTTCGTACATGACAAGGTACATGGCAAGGCTAAACAGTCTGTTGAAGTGCAATCGACTACTGTTAATCTGCACCTTGACCTGACTGCTGACTCTCCAGTCGTTGAGTTGCCAACAGATGACGCTGCATAAAAAAATAAAACAAAAATAAAAATAAATTTACAGAGGTACACCCCCCATATAGGTGGCGTTTGCAGAGACTCAGGGAAAGTAATATATATATACACAAAGTGATTGTATCTAACCATCCATTCACCAGGGGTTAGGGAGGGTTTAGAACCCGATGGCTAAGCGTAGTTTCTCAGGGAGACTAACCACGTCTTCTCCGACCCCCCATCTAGTTTCTGACCCCTGTTGTTGTTACAGATAAATGAGTATCTGTTACACATAATGGAGTTGGTTGTTACAGATAATAGTGATACAATAAATATGTAACAGATAATAATGAGGGGGATAAATGGCTATTAACAGATGTGAAAACTGTAAAAAGGAGTTTGAAAGTAAGCGAAAAGACGCTAGGTTTTGCAGTCCTAACTGTCGTGTTACAGATAATCGAAAAGGCTCAATTGTTACAGATAATGTTACAGATAAATTAACGATGGATAAACCCCAGGAAGCCCAAAAAGAGTTTAAGTTTACAATTAAGATTGGGGAGAATAATCCAGAAGATGTTGAAGAAGAAAAAAGCCAAGTTAGGACTGCTAGGTATTGGTACGATGTGCCTCTTGCTGCTATTCCTGTATTAGAAGGAGATATGCCGAAGATGCCTGATTATATGCATGGGAGGCAGTATTTTTTGTGGTGGAAGAATGATTTTAAGGATAATGGTGGACCTGTTTTGTGGAATCCTCACAAGGCTACAGGTGAAGTTAAGTATGATATGGGTGGTGAAACTTCAAGAAAGTGGGGAGCGTGAATTAGAGTGTGGTATAATCCGTTTAAACCCAAACTATAAAATAAAATAAATTTTAATAGGGAGGGATTATGCCCAAAAGACCAAGAACAGCTAACCAATTAGCCAACGATCAACGATTAAGAGATCAAGCAAAAGCTAGAAGGAGTCAGAATGTCCAAGAACCGACCAAGCCGAGAGAAGAAAAAGAAGAAAGCGTACTAGAGCCTCAAGCTCAACCTGATACTAAAAGCGAAGAACCGACTATACAGCAGTTGTTAGCCATGATTGAGGAGTTGAAGAACTCTCCTAGAGCTACAGCTCCAAACCCAGTACAGAACGCCCAGATCACCCCTAGAGGGATTGTAGGTACAGTAGAGAAGCATTCAGTAGATGTAGGCTTGTACCCAGACCCAGCTCCAAGACTTTACAAGGAGCAGAGATTAACTCCATTCGCTTTTCAATATAATTATGATATTGGCTGGGGAATAGATATTGCATCTTACGAGACTAAAGATGGCTATAATATGAAAGAACCTAAATTCACAATTCAGCTAAATAGGATTGTTTTAGATGATGACGGAAACCAAACTGACAAGCGTTGGGTAGTCAAGCGGATGATTTTCTTTGAAGATCCCCAGACTGCACTAACAGTCGCTAGAGATAATGGGATTCAGGTTGATGAGGAGAACGACATTTCTTTCTTAAATGAGATGCGTTACTTGAGAATCAGGGATTGGCTACTAGAGATCTTCTACCCTAAGCCGTCAGAAACTTTAAGACAGAAGAAGCAGGAAGTTATTGGTGGGACTATTGTAGAAGTCTTTGAAGCTAAATCGGAGAACCCAGAGAAAATTCCATTTGACCAAATGAAAACTCCTAAACTGTAGATGATTTATAAGCCTTTTGAAACACAATTGGCTGCCCACAAGGCATTTCTAGTAGATGACAAGAAGCGTGGGGTGCTTTACTGGTCCAGAAGAACTGGTAAAACTTTGTGGAGCATCCAGCAGCTTCTTTACAGTTGTATTCTTAATCAAGGACAGCATCATATTGTCTTTAAGGAATACCAGCAAGCCGAGACTGTAGCTTGGAATCAGTATTTGCACACCATCCCAGATGGGCTGATAAAGAAACTAGATAAATCGACTCTGACAATTACTTTCAACCACTTTAATACTACTGTTAAGTTTCCAGGAGAGGATGAGCCTAGAATCATAAGACAGGATGAGAGCCTCCCTCCGTCTACAATTCGACTACTTGGTAGCGATAAAGCCGATTCTCACAGAGGTGGAGAGTCTAACGGCATGATTTTTGACGAATATCAGGATCAAGACCCATATAACTGGGATACAGTGTATAAGCCGTTTTTTGCTACAACTAATGGCTGGGCGTGTTTTATGGGTACTGCAAAAGACATTGACCACTGGAATGAACTCCTAGATAGAGCAGAAGCTTCCGAAAGGTGGTATTATTCTAAAGCAACTTGGCGATCAAACCCATTTATATTACCTTCTTGGGTAGCTGAGGAAAGAGCTGAAGCTGAGCAGGATCAGAATCTAGGTCCGTTTTTACAGGAAATGGAACTGATACCTTATCACCAGCAGGGAGCAGTTTATCCAATGTTCGATAAAGAAATCCATGTTATTAAGCCAGATGAAGTCCCTGACAAGGGTACAGATTATGTAGGACTGGACTTTGGTTTTGCCGAAGGGCATCCTATGGCAGCTGTATTTATTAGAATAACCCCTGACGATATTTGGTATCAGTATGATGAAATACACACTACAGGCTTGCAGATTGATGACTTGATAGCTGAAATACGCACGAAGATAGGCGATAAACGCCTAACTATGGTGGTAGCTGATTCTGCTCGACCAGACTTAATTGATTACATGTCTACTAAAGGGATTCCAGTAGTACCTTCACCTAAAGGTGGTGGCTCAGAGTCTAGGATAGTCTCAGGAATTGCCTTAATGAGAAAGCGATTGAAGCCTAAGATTCAGATTATAGGCAAGCCTAAACCTAATTATTTTGTAACTTCAAACTGTAAAGGTACGATTTATGACTGGACTCACTACAGGTATAAAGAGCCAAAACTTAACCGACACCCTAGCGAGAAACCAGATAAGAAATTTGATGATGCTATGGATGCCATCAGATATTTAGAGTTGTTCTTTAAGTACGGACAGCCAAAAGATGATAAGATGCCAGAGGCAAGCACTACTAAGCAATTTAACCAATATGGTATCTTATGACCTACATACAAGACCTACAATCCTACATTGACTCAATTCCTTACGGAGCAGTTAGTTTGCGAGTTGAGCGAGTTAATAGAAAGACTGTTAAAATTGTTACAACTGGGGAAAACACTCTGAAATACATCAACAACGAAGAAGCCAAGAAAGACCTTGATGATATTGTCAATAATCTTATCCAAACTGGTTATAGTGGTAACGCTCATGTAAAATTAGAAATGAAAGATGGTAAAATAAACCTGATGGGGATATTTGACACAAAAGAAACAAAATATTAAAAGGAAAATAAAATTATGCAAGTAAACGAACAATATGAATTTCAATACAGGAAGGATTACGAAGAAGATTGGGATATTCACCGACAATATATAAACACCTTTGATCCTTATGAAGCTATGTTAATTGGGCAGGTCTTTGACTCTGTTAGTAACTCTGTAGATGGCTCTAAGATCACCGATAGTTATGCTGCCACCCTAGCAATTGAGAGAGCAGCTAGAGTTATGGGCAAGCTCCCTGATGGTACAGTAGAGGCTTCTGCTAAGTCCGACCAAGGTAAAGCAGCTTTCATGGACATCCTACGCCAGAAGTGGATTTATCCTAATGCTAACGCCCAGCACTCCTTCCAGACAAAACTTAGATTATGGCAACTCTACTCCAGCGTGTATGGCTACATGCCAATGTTTTACGACTGGGATGTTTCTAACACTGGTTATACAGGACCGAACTGTTGGCTCTGGAATCCACGAAACCTAGTACCTCAATCTGGTAGAGTTTCAATTGCAGATATGGATTATGTAACTGCTACTACTTGGGTAGGTAAAAAATTCTTAGAGAATGTGATGGAAAATGAAAATAAAGATGATGGTTGGGACAGAGATGCTATCAAACATCTAATGGAACTAGCTAATGGTCAGAAAACAGAGATGGATAATGATGAAGATACTCAAGTTGCTAGAACTAGAACCCCTCAAGCAGTCAGAAAAGGCATCCAGTTAGCTACTAGGTATGAAGCTGGTGATGATGGGGAGTGGATAACTTTTGCCCCTGATCATGGCTATGTAGAGGTAAGACGGCTAGATAACCCTCATAAAAATGGCAGAATCCCATTTGTAATAAAGTATTCTCAGCCATTATTTGATTCATTCTATGGTATGGGAGACTTCCAGAGAGCTAAACCTCTACAATTTGCTAGAGATGGTTTGACTAACTTCTACTTCAAGGGCATTAAGATGAACTTAATCCCACCTCTAATTGCTAACTCCAATGGAGTGTTGAAGCATACTCTAGATTACAGAGAAGGTGCAGTTATGTTGGAGACAATCCCTAACTCTATTAGAAGGCTAGAAACATCGACAGCAGGACTTGCCACTTACCAAGGAGCGCAAACTAACCTAACTGGGTCATTACTATCGCTGTATGGCTCTCAGAACGCTTCAATTCCAGGAGCAGAGTCGCTCAACCCTTCTCAGGGCAAGACTCCAGCAGCAATCCGAATGTTCTCAGACAAAGAAGCTACTAGGGATGGACAAGAACGATCCCACCTAGAGAATGCAATTGAAGAATTAACAGATGGATTCTTCTCACTAATTGCTAATATAGGTACAGAAGATATTCCAGTAACCTTGTTCCGTCAAGACATAGAAGCTATCCAAAAAGCAGGACTAGTTGATGTAATAGATCTGTTCACTAACTTCAAGCCTAATGAAACAGGTGGTGCAGGAGAGCTAACAATTAAGGCAGATGCACTTAAGAATGCAGACTACAGGTTTAGTATCGCTCCCAACTCTACAGCTAAGATAAATAAAGATGCTCAATTAGATGCAGTAGAGCGAATAATCTCTACTCTGGGCAAATACCAGAACGTACTTAAAGATGACCCTAATGTTCAAGTTAACTGGGGAGCAATTCTTAGTTCCTATGAAGAACTATCCGATGTTAAGGGCGCTAATGAGTTCATCACTATAAAAGATGGACCTACTAAAGAAGAAATGCAGTTACAGGAAGTAATCCAACAGCAACAACAGCAAATGCAACAGATGCAACAGGAGGCTTCAACAGCAATAGAAGAAGCTAGATTAACTCCAGTTTCAGCTAATATAGGAGGTCAACCCTTTGCAAACGCACAAGTAGCAGAGGTTGCTTCACAATTCGCACAATAATAAAATAGGAGGAAGTATGGGAAATGGTATTATCGGTGATAACACAATGGTGGATGTAGCCGAAACACAAGTAGACAAACAAACACTAGATAACGAGAAGAAATTAGCAAAATATGCTCAATCAGCAGAGTTTAAGAGATTCAAAGCTCACATGCAGGAAAGAATTAAGTTCTACCAAGAGTTTCTTCCTGATGGTAGTCCAGTGGCAACTTCTAAGTTAAAAGAACGAGAAGGTATGTGGGCAATTGCTAACACTGTAGTTGCAGAGTTTAATGCAGTCATTGGAGTTTACGAAAGTGCTGCTGAGGTAGTTAAAGATGCCACCAGAGATAAATAAGCAGTACGAAAAGATGGGGATAGATCCCCCTACTAGAGACCCTCATGGTACGCTAGATGAAATTTCAGATAAGATGCTTAAACTGATGCCTCATAGCTGGAAACTAGAGGGAAACTTGTTAAAAGGACAGACAGAAATGGGAGAGCTAGTTCAGAGGATACCAACAGACTATATTCTTATAGGTACAGACTCTAAAGGGTTACCCAAGTTTCAAAAAATTGACATATAGTATATTATGTAACTAATACGGAGTCGACCGAGCCGTTTAATAAATGCGAGGTCTGTTAAAATAAAAGGAGTTAACATGGACAATAAAGATAAAACCCCCTCACAGCCGATTGATGAGGAGGAACAACTAGATCAGTCCCCTAGTGAACCTACCCAAGATGACAATACAAGTACTGAAGTAGATGAAGTAGAGGATCAGCCAACAGACCAAGAGGAAGTTGACGAGCCAGAAGAAGTGGTAGAGGAAGATACTCAAGATGAGACCCCACCACCATCAAGAAGGGAAAGTCTACGGATACAACAGCTACTTGATAAGATGAAGCAACAGCCTAATACCCAACCGACAGAACAAAAGACTCAGGCTGGACTTGATTACCGACAAGCCATAAATGCCGATGATGAGGTGTACAAAACCCTCGAAGAAGATCGCCAAAATTATGGAAAGACCTCCTACCAAGAAGGTCAAAATGAAGGTCTTAAGCAAGCTGAATCAATCAAATTTCATACGAGATTAGAAATAGATGCACCAAAGGTAGCCAATAAATACAAGCAACTTGACACAGATAGTAAAGAATTTAACCCTGCATTAGCAGATGCCGTTAATACATGGTATCTCTCAACAGCTGGATTCAACCCCCAGACTAACTCAGTCCAAAATGCCAATGTGCGTTATGCAGACTTTGTTGAAGGAATATTTGAAGTAGCTAACGAAATTGCAGGACAGAAGGTTCAAAATACTGCGAAAAACATAGCCAAACAAGCTGCCTCGACTGGTATAAGACCAGATGGTAGCAAAACAAAAAGACTAAATCTGAACCAAGCTCCTCAAGATATGTCAGACGAGGAACTGAAAGCAGCTCTAGCACAGGTTATGCCAAACAGTTAGAACCTTCCTAAAAAGGAAAAAACATGGCAACACCAACAACAGGTTCAAACTCCCTTAAGAGTATTGCTCAGACAGCACAATACATTCAGGAAATGTGGACCAGAGAAATAGAAAAGCCTTTTAGCGAGGCTCTACAAGCAGCTAAATTAGTACAGGATCGTTCAAGTTACATTTCTGAAGGTGGAGATACACTTCGTATCCCATTCTCAATTGATGTAAATGCACGAGCAAAAGCAGATAACGGCACAGGTATAACTTATGATGTACCTAACGGCTCACCAATCGCAATAAACATTGATAAGCACTACTACTCAGCAGTTCTTATCCCAGACATCACTAAAGTACAATCTAACTACAATCTAAAGTCTGAATTTCAGGCTCGGATGGCACAATCAGTTGCACAGCAAATTGATACAGACCTTCTTGCAGAATTTGCAAATGCAGGTACAACTGTATCTGGTGGTGCAGCAGTAGATGATGCAGACATCCTTGCAGTTGTAACAGCCCTTGACGTAGCTAACACTCCTCAGAGTCAACGTTATGGTATCATCGGTTCAAATACTAAGAGTGATCTTCTTGGAGTAAACAAGTACACAGCCTACGATCAAACTGGTAAGACTGGTAAAGCAGTTGATGGTTCAACTGGTCTAGTTGGTTCTGTTTACGGAATGGACTTGAATCACTCACAGAACGTACCGACCTCAACTAGTGGTCGTAACCTATTCTTCCACAAGAAGGCTCTATCACTTGCTCAGCAAATGAAGCCTAAATTTGAAACAGAATACTCTGTTGACCAACTTGGTTGGAAGTGTGTTACTCACACAGTCTATGGTGTAGGTACAGAACGAGCAGCAAGCTTGATCGAACTTACTCGAACAACTGCTCCGTAAGGACAGTTAAACAAAATGTGGGGTGAGAATTAACTTGCCCCACTAGCAGGGAAAAGCATATTTAGCCTGAGTACCGCTATAAAAAATAAAGGAAAATATTATGCCTTCAAGAGCAGAATTAGTCAACAGGGCGAATGTAATGGGATTAGATCCTTCTACATACCCTAACGACTCTAAATTAGAACAGAAAGTAATTTATCTAGAGACTAACGCCAGTACAATGGCTGGAACATTAGCTACAGGAACTCTTACTCAGGGTGGTGCAGCTACAGCTTTAGACGAAGTTAAGATTGGTGATATTACATATACATATGTAACAGCACTAAGCGAAGTTAAAGCAACTTCAACATTTACATCAAGTGATGTTGTTACAGATGGTGAAACAGTAACGATTGGTGGAGTAGTTTACACATTTAAAGCAACACTAACCAACACAGCTACTAATGAAGTCCTAATCGGAGCTAGTGCAGCTGTTTCATTAGATAACTTAAAGACCACTATCAATGGAACTGGACAAGGTATAACTTGTTCAATTGGAACAGTAGCTCACCCTGACGTTACAGCTGAAGCAAATGCAGCTACTACTCAGGAAGTTACAGCTAAAAGATTCGGTACTTATGGGAATTCAATTCCAACCGAAACTACTTGTGCAGATTTTGCATGGGATGGAGTTGTTTTAGAAGGCGGAGTTGATGCAGTACCTTACGAAGTTAAACTTACAGCAACAGCAGCTACTGAACTTGATAACCTTAAACAAGCTATCAACAATGGTGATACAGATGGTGGTGGTGAAGGCGAAGGAACTAACTATTCAACTGGAACTCGACCACACCCACAAGTAATAGCCACAACTAATGGTGCATCTACTCAGGTAGTCGCAGCTCGAGACATGGCAGTTGGTGAAGATATTTCAACTACTGACCCAGTAGATGCTGGTACAGACCTAGCTTGGGGTGCAAGTACTCTAGCTTCAGGTGTAGCAGATCAAAATGCAGTTAACGCTACCGCCAAGGCTCAGACCTCTGGTGGGGCAAACGTATAGGAGTAAATCATGGCTAATGACAGAAATGGCGCTCCAGTAACAAGTATTGATTGGTCTCTAACAGAGAAGAAAACAGTCGTATTTGATGGTGGTACAACTAACGATCCAGGCGATCAAGATGGCACAGGCAACCCTACCACCTTGTTCACTGTTACAGGTCCAGTCCTAATGAAATGTATTGCATTTTGTAGTGATGCCCTAGTAGGAGCTTCAGCAACAATTAGAGTAGGCACAGCAATCTCTAATACAGGTCTGATTGCTTCAACAACAGCAGCAAACTTAATAGCTAATGAAATTTGGCACGATGCTACACCAGATGCAAGTATTGAACTAGCATCAGTAGCAACAACTAAGATTGTTAATCAAGACGTAATATTAACAGTCGGTACAGCTAACATAACTGCTGGCGAGATGACTGTATATTGCAGTTGGTTTCCACTTCATAACGATGCCAAAGTAGTAGCAGCTTAAAGAAAGGAATAAGATGGCAAGGAAGAAAAAAGAAAAAGTTGTAAAGGAAAAGGCAGTTAAAACTCCTGTACCTCAAACTGAAGTTACGCAACATCTAGATCGAGACCCTAACGATCCTAGAGTTGTCAGACAACGCAAGCACTCTGCTAAAGGGTAATTGCTTAAAAATTGAGTCTTAATTTGCTTAAGGCTCTTTTTTTAGGTAAGATACAGCCAGGGAAACTACAAATGAAACCAACAGAAAATAGAGTGCTTGTCCAAGTTGATAAGCCTAAAAATAAAACTGATTCTGGTATCCATATTAAAGAGGAATGGAAAACATTACCTCCTATTGGGGTAGTTAAAGAAACTGGTCCTCAGGTTACTTCTATTAAAATAGGTGATAAGGTTGTGTTTGAAAGATATGGCTCAGTCATCCTAGAAGATAATATGCGTATGTGCCAAGAATCACATATATTGGCGATAATAGATGAGAGTTAAAAACGATAGAGGCGAAAGTATTACAGACAAGGATATGTCTGTTCTTAGAGAAGGTGATTCAGTTAGAACACAGCATAAAAAGACTAGTGGTGTAATTCGAGATTACAGCTTGACTCACCATGTTTCAGTTCATTGGGATTTAAATAAAGATGCGATTAAAGACAAAATGTTTAGATTAAAAGTAGGTGATAACGAAGTTATTGTTGATGCTGAAGAAATGATGAGGTATTTAAGATGGATTTAAGTAAAGGTGTTTCAAAAGACTTACAGAAAAAGCTAGACCAGTGGGATAAACAAAGCCCAGCTAATAAGCAACTGAGAGCTTTAGAAGATTTAGCTTCAATTACACAGGAGTTACTAGATCAGGGAGAGCTTTCAAGCAAGGGTACAGAGGAGTTCAAGAAAAGCCTAGCTCCTACATTATTAGATATTAGGGAGTCTTTACAGGCTATTAGGAATCAAGAAGTTAAAGAAGTAGATAATTCTCCAATAGTGGATGCTGTTAAAAGGGTAGAGAAAGCCTTTTCAAAGCTAGAGATTAAGCCTGAATTTAAGCCAATTATTAAAGTCGATACTCCAAAGGTCGATGTCTCTCCTCCTGATGTCGACCTCAAGGGTATGGAAAGATTGCTTAAAACAGAGATACCTAAAGCATTTGATAAAGCTATAAAATCTATCCCTAAAGCAGAACAACCTAAATTAACAGATTATTCAGATAAATTTGATGCCATGCTAGAAGAACTAGCTAGTATCGATAAAGCCTCTAGAATGAAACCTCAAGCTAAAACTTATAAAACTAATACATCTAATCAGCTAGAGGTATCCTTGGTTGGAGAGGCTTTAGTAGCTGGTACAGACTTTGACTATATAGATGTCCAACAGACCTCAGCAACAGTAGATACCTTCGTCTTTAAATTAGGTGGATCGGGAGGTTCTACTGTTCAAACTATCGTATTAACCTTTACTGATGCTGCTAAGACAGATATTGACACAGTAGCGTGGGCATAAGATGGGGTATAAGCTAAATTTAGCCTCACTAGGGATACCAGTAGACGATACATCTAATGCTACCCACACAGGCGACGTTACAGGTGCTACAGCCCTAACTATCGCCACAGGTGCAGTTACTCTAGCCAAACAAGCTAACATGGCTACAAGCAGTCTAGTTTATCGTAAAACAGCAG